GCGCCCGTGCAGGACCGCGTGCGCTTTCAGACCTTGGAAGCGTTTCAGGCCTATTTCCGCAACAGGATGACGGAGATCGATACGGCCGACGGAAAGCGGAAAGTCGTCACATGGGCAACGGCTTGGCTCGGCCATCGCGATCGGCGGACGTTCCATGGCGTCGAGTTTCACCCTAACCCGGATAACGCGCCAGGCACGTCCGATTATCTCAATTTGTGGCGCGGCTTTGCTGTGAATCCGAGCGAGAATGGCAGCTATGCGGTCTTTCGCGATCATCTCCTGAGCAACGTCTGCGATGGCGATGATGGCCTGTTCCAGTGGGTGTTCGGCTGGTTTGCTCACATCGTGCAACGTCCGCGCGAGCGGATCGGTACCGCGCTCGTGCTGCGAGGGCGCATGGGCGCTGGAAAATCGAAGGTCGGCGAAGTGTTCGGATCGTTGACCCCCGCTCACTACTTCCAGGTCGACGATCCGCGCTACATCACTGGAAACTTCAATGCACACATGGCCGCCTGCCTGCTGCTGCAGGCGGAAGAGGCTGTCTGGGCCGGCGACAAACAGGCCGAGGGTCGCCTGAAAGGGCTGGTCACTTCGGAATCTCAAATGATCGAAGCCAAGGGCATCGATCCGATCCGGATCAGAAACTATGTCCGGCTGATCATGACATCGAATGAAGATTGGGTGGTCCCGGCCGGCAAAGACGAACGACGCTTCTGCGTGCTCGACGTGCATCCCCGTTGCGCGCGCAATCACGATTACTTTCGCGAGATGAGCGAAGAACTGGACGCAGGCGGCCGGGAGCGGTTGCTTCACGACTTGCTCGCCTTCGACCTCGCATCCGTCAATTTGCGGCAGATACCCGTGACCATGGCGCTGTTCGAACAGAAGGTGCGCAGCTTCGATTCGATCGAGAGTTGGTGGTTCGGCCGGCTGAGCGAGGGAGCGCCGACGCGCGCCTTCGATGGCTGGCCGGCGACCATTGCAACGCAGGCGCTTTTCGATGACTACGTGCGAACCTCGGATATCGTCGGCGTCGGCCGCAAGCGCGATCAAACCTCGTTCGGAATGAAGTTGGCAAAGCTTGTGCCTAGCCTTGAAAGAACGAGGCCTCGCATCGAGATTGAGCCGGGATCGACCAAGCGCGTCTGGTTGTATTCTCTGCCACCGCTCGATTGCTGCCGGGCCGCCTTTGAGGAGCTGGTTGCGCAGGAGGTCGTTTGGCCGGCATGCGCGACGAGCGAGGGGCAATCGGCGGGCGAGGATGAGGCCGTTCCGCTGTAATTTGGTCCAACCTGGTCCAACCTCGAATTGTTAGGTTGGACCAGAAAAAACCCTTGGAAAATAAGGGGCGGTCCAGCCTGTCCAGCCTGTCCAACCTCGCGCGCGCGTGAAGAAATCTGGCAGGCGATACCGGTTGTTCTTTTCCTACAAACTTCAAAAAAGGTTGGACAGGCTGGACCGGTTGGACCGGTTCCGATGCCGCAAGGGTTTCTTGCGGTCCAACCTTGCAATCTCGCTCGGTACCGGTTGGACCGAGTCAACCGAGTGATAGCTATGAAACTCACCTCCGATCAGTTGAGCTTTGCTAAAGGTCTCAGCGAACGTCAATGGCGAACGCTCGCCGTCCTAGCTCAATTCTCCTCGTTCTTGAGTGCAAGCGAGCGTGCCGACCACGAGCTGTATGCCCTGATCAGGCAGGGTCTCGCTCAATGCGCTCCGCTCGTTGTTGGTGTCCAGGGTTGCTATCAGTGGTTCGCAACCGATGCAGGGCGGGAGGCGCTACGATTGCGGAAGGCCGGCCGCATCGCTTAGGCCTTCGGGTCCCTCCTGGCTTTCTGCGCGCGCAGTAATTCGAACCGCGACCTGGCTCCAGTCACGCAGATTCAAATTCGGGGTTGTCATGTTGACGGTTGTCAACGTTGTCAGTCCTGACAACCCTGTTGTCGTGTGTTGACGCTGTTGACGCAGCGTCAACCCCCACCACCACCATCGAAACAGTAGGAGAACTTGCATGCGCCCCTTCGGCGATGTCGAACTGATTTGGAAAAACACGACTTACACGATCCCGTCGAACCGGATCATGGGCGCCATCCGGCGCGCCGAACAGCATCTCACCCTTGCGGAGTTGCACGAGATGAACGAGCGCGGCGCCATGCGGCTCGGCGCTATCGCGACGGCCTATGCGGACCTCCTGGCCTATGCCGGCGCCAAGGTCACCGACGAGGAAGTCTATCGCACGATGTTCGCGACCGGGAGCGTCTTGTCCGCCATCGCCGGCGCGCTCAACGGGCTGATGGGCATCATGATCCCGCCCGCGGATATCCTCACGCCGGAGGACCGCGCGCCGGGAAAAGACCAGCCGACCGCTGCGAGCTGATCGCGCCAGCCTTCGGCGCCGCGGTCGGCGCATTCGGTTTGAAGCCCGCCGAATTCTGGGACCTGCACCCGCTGGAATTCTGGTGGCTGGTGAAGGCCCGGCGACCCGTTCGGATGTACGGGTCGCTCACCGAGCATGACATGGCAGAGCTCTATGAACTCGCCTTCGGAGAAGATCGAAAGGAATAGACTATGATCGGTTCCGCTGTTGCCGGCACCATGCGCATCGTTATCGGCGGCGACGCGACCGGTGTCGCCGTGGCCGGCAAGAGGGCTGAAACGGCCTTGGCAGGCGTCGCGGCCTCCGCTCGCCGGCACTCCGCCATCATGGCGGGGCTTGCGACGGCGGTCACCGCCGCCGGCGTCGCGATGGCCACGCATCTCGTTGAGCGATCGATGGAGACCATCGACGCCCAGTCCAAGCTTGCCCGGCAGATCTCTGGCACGGTCGCGGGCGTGCAGGTGCTGGAGCGCGCGGCCGAGCTGGCAGGTCTGTCATCGGAGGAATTGACCAAGGCTGCGGAACGATTGAACCGCAAGCTTGGCGAGGCGATGCGCGACAGTTTCTCTCCGGCTGCGGATGCTCTGCATCGGATCGGACTGAACGCGCGCGACCTTGCGAAGCTCGATGCCGACGAGCGGATGGCAGTCATTGCGGATGCCATCAAGCGCGCCGGTCTGAATGCGCAGGAGACTTCCGACCTCCTGGCTCGGCTCGGCATCAAATCGGGTGCGGTGTTCAATCTCATTGAGGACGGCGGAGACGCCATCCGCCAGGTGCGCGAGGATCTTCAGACCTTCGGCGTCGCCGTGTCGGATGTCGATGCCCGCACGATCGAGCGTGCCGGCGATGCCATGACCGTCTTCGGCGTGGCCACAAAAGGCGTTGGTAACCAGCTCGCGATTCAGCTCGCGCCGGTGCTGGAGGTTATCGCGGAGCGGTTTCGCGATTTCGTGAAGGAAGCTGGCGGCATGGACAAGGTTGTCGCGCCAGCCTTGATGCGGGTGGTCTATGCTGTCGGCTTAGTTTCGCGCGAGATTCGAAACTTGTGGGACCTGTTCGCTGTCAAGCCGGCGCTCACGATAACGATTAAGGTCCCCTCGTGGCTGGAAAAGCTGACCGGCTGGCGCGGCGAAGTCGAGGCTTTCAACAGCGCGGCCAGCAAGATGGGCGAAAGTGTCAGCGCGCCGCCCGATCCCGAGCAATGGGTGTCGTGGTTTCAGCAAATCCAGGAGCAGGCGCGCGCGACCTCCGGGATTGTCGCGGCAATGGGCGGAAAGAAAAACCAAGGTTCATCAAGCGAGGACGAAACGACCGGGCGCGAGCGCGAGCAACTTGCGGAACGCTTCCGGACGCTGCAGGCGCAACTCGGTGGCGAGAGCGAAATGCTGCGACTTCACCACGCTCAAACGTTGGAGAAGATCGCGGAATTCGAGCGTTCGAAGATCGGCACCGCCCAACAACACGCGGAGATGCGGCTTGCGGCCGAGGACAAGTTTCAACTCGCGATGCGTGACCTTGTTGCAAAGCATTTCGAGGATGAGACGTTGACGGACCTCGAGCGGCTGCAGAAGCGCTACGAGCAGAAGTTGGAACAGCTGCGGCTGTTCAAGGAGCGCGAGAGATGGACGGTCGAGGAATACGAGGCGAAGCGCCTGAAGCTCGAGGAGGATTACGCCATGGCCCGCATGCAGATGCAGGCGCAGGCCATGTCCCGCGTTGCCGATATCATCGGGAGCGCGGCGCAGAATGTCACGGACGGTCTCGGCGGCGAAGGCAAGAAGGGCTTTCAGATCATGAAGGCGATCAGCATGGGTATCGCAGTCGTCAAGGGCTATGAGGCTGCCCTATCGGCATGGGCGGCAGGCATGGCAGCGGGCGGCCCGCC